GAGGTTTGAGTTTTACTTCCTTAATAATATGTAATATACTCATTTTCTGTGATATACAGAAGCCTCAAAGCTATTTTTTTATCTTAATTTAGTACCCCAAATCTAAATTGGAAACTTGAGAATATAATATTAAGCTGTTGTTCAACAAAATCGATAACAGAAGAGAGTAATGATTGATAAAGAGCAGATATTAAGTCTAACACAAGGAGGTTTGAATGTGTATAACCACTACTTGGGTTTCGAAGTGAACACTCATAAGAACTTCAGAAGTCCCTTTTATGACGATAAGAAACCTTCATGCCATATCTACTATGATGCTAAAAGTACATCATACAAGTTTCATGACCATGGAGAACCGAGTTACTCTGGAGACTGCTTTTGGTTTGTTGGAGAGCTTTATGGATTGGATACGAGAGGAGATTTTCTTGATATTCTCAAATTGATAGTTCAAGACTTAATGCTCCCGATAAGGGTAGCAGATGATTATCCGTCACGTTTTGACAAGCGTCATATTCAGAAGAAATGGGTTAGACCAAAAGCTATTCAAGAAGAAGAGAGGATAGATGATAAGCCATATAAAATCCAAACGATATCCTACTCGCAGCCCTTTCTTACCTTTTGGGGGAGGTATGGGATAGATGAGAATACGCTTAAGAGATACAATGTCATCAATATCTCTCAGTTTGAATCTATCAATTCTCAAGGTGAGACTTATACTATAAAAGCGACTGGCACGGAGCCAATCTACGGCTATAAGGGGTATGATTATGTCAAGATTTACAGACCTAATAGTACGAAGCTACGCTTTTTATATGGAGGTAGGAAACCTTCTCTCTATTGTTTTGGGCTTGATCAAATACCAACGAAAGGTGATGTTCTTTTAATCACTGGAGGAGAAAAAGATGTTCTATCACTTGCAGCACATGGTTTCAATGCAATCTGCTTCAATAGTGAGACTTCAGTAATTCCTGAGAGCCTAATTGATGGATTGTTACTTCGTTTTAGGCATATTGTGCTCCTATACGATGTTGATGAAACTGGCATTCGAGAGAGTGAAAGACAGAAAGTAGCTTTGGAAAAGTACAAGGTCAAAAGTATTCAACTGCCACTGAGTGGAGGTCAATTTGAAAAGGATGTCTCTGACTTTTTCTCCCTTGGACATACATCAGAAGAATTAAGAGGTCTTCTAGCTACTTTACTGCAAGAAATATACTCGGAGACTCTAATGATGATGAAGTCATGTGAGATAGATTATGCCAATCCTCCAGACTTGTCTAAAGCAATCGTTTCAGTAAATGATGTGCCACTAGGAACTCAGGATAATTTGTTTTGTATAACGGGTGGAGAGGGAACAGGTAAGAGCAACTTTGTATCTGCGATTCTTGCTGGAGCAATGAGATATCATGCTCTTGTACCAGAAGAAACTCTTGGATTGGAGGTGAGTCCGAATCCCTATGGTTCGGCTGTAATCCATTATGATACAGAGCAATCAGAAGCACAGCTGTATAAAAACCTTGGAAAGACCTTGCGACGAGCATCACTGGTGCAGGTTCCTTCTTTTTATCACTCTCTTTACTTAGCCTCTTTATCTCGACAAGATAGGCTAAGGTTAATCAGAGATAGTATGGATTTACTCTACCATGAACATGGTGGTATCCATCTCGTAGTTATTGATGGTATTGCTGATTTGATTAGGTCTGCCAATGATGAAAGCGAGAGTATAGCGATAGTGGATGAACTCTACCGACTAGCAGGCATCTACAATACATGTATTATCTGTGTGCTTCATTTTGTTCCAAATGGAGTAAAGCTTCAAGGCCATATCGGCTCTGAACTTCAGCGAAAAGCTGCTGGGATTTTATCAATAGAAAAAGACGACAATCCAGAACTCTCCGTAGTCAAAGCACTTAAAGTGAGAGATGGTAGACCTTTGGATGTACCGATGATGCTTTTCGGCTGGGATAAAAAGCAAGGCATGCATGTCTATCGTGGTGAGAAGTCCAAGGAAGACAAGGAGCAACGAAAGACAAGTGAGCTTATATCTATAGTTAAAGACATCTTTTTTGAGATAGAGCGATTGTCCTATAGTGAGCTCACTCAGACTTTAATGAAAGAATTAGATGTCAAAGATAGAACAGCAAAGAAATACATTGCTTATATGAAGGAGCAAGGCATTTTGTCACAAGACACGAGTGGCAATTATAAAAAGGGGAAGCTATGTCATACATCTTGAAAGAACCGCCAGAGGCAGCTGAACATAAATCAGAGTTCGAGCTTCTAAAGGAGATGCTTGTCAATATGGAGGGTAAGCTAAATCAATTGCTTGCCTTCCAAGAGACGACTATTCATCCTCCAATGCGACCTGAGTATCTTGATATCATAGATGTCTCCAAGCTCCTCAAAGTGGAACAAAAAACTATCTACAATTGGGTGTCGCTTGGCAAGATCCCATTCATGAAAGCCAATGGTCGTCTCCTCTTCTTGAGGCACGAAATAGATGAAATGCTTCGAAGAAGAGAGGAGTGGTAACACAAGAATGTCAAGATCAAACAATATGCTTTTTTTGAGAGGAGAGAATATTTCACTATCTTTGGCATTGGAAATATTTGCAAAAAGTCCAATGTTCAAAATGAATGATATTACTCTAAAAGAGCGAATTACAAGGTCAAAGGATAATTCTATTATCTTTAGGTCTGATTACGTACAATACCATCCAGAATCGGTAGGTAATGTACTTTCTGAGTTAGTTCGTGAGGGGATAATAATTCGTCTCTCTCCTGGTATTTATGTCAAGCCAAAGATGAGTCGTTTTGGTGCTATAATGCCTACGATTGAGGAAATAGTGAAAGCAATAGCAGAACGAGATAAAGCTCAGGTATTACCTTCAGGGACTACAGCTCTTAATATGCTAGGACTTTCCACTCAAATACCAATGACATATTCTTATCTCACATCAGGTAGCTCACGCAGTCTATCTATCGGAGATAGGAAGATTGTATTTAAGCGGTCAGTACCTAAAACCTTTGCCTATAAAACAAAACTCACTGCTCTTCTTGTTCAAGCATTGCGGAGCATCGGAGAGGAAAATATTGAGAAAGATCATCTTAATAGGATTAGGGTGCTTATTGCAAAAGAGAAAGACAAAGATGCCCTCAACAGAGATGTCGCTATCATGCCTGTCTGGATGAGAAAAATTGTAAAACCAATGCTTGATGAGAGAGAAAAACATGAAACTGTGGTTAAATAACTCACTTGAGGATAGACTTGCAATGCTTCAGATAGCTGAAACAGAGCATCCTGGCATAAGACAGTCGGCAATTGAAAAAGATTGGTGGGTAACGATTACACTGAAAGCACTTTTCCAGTGCTCTTGTGTGCAATCTCTTATTTTCAAAGGAGGGACATCGCTATCTAAAGGATTTGACTTAATTAAACGATTTTCAGAAGATATCGACCTGTCTATTGACCATTCTTTTTTCGGAATAGAAAAGACAAGTAAAAGCCAAAGGGAAAAGCTTCGCAAACTCTCTCGTTCATATATTCATAGTACACTGTCTTCAGAGTTAGATAATAATCTAAGAAAGATGGGGGTTAGTGGACATAGGATTGAAAATGTCACTCATGTTATGGATAGCAATGGAGTGCTATCACCTATTGATAGTGATAAAGACCCCACTGTCATTCTGGTACACTATACTAGTATTATCTCACAAAGTACAAGTTATATCTCACCATATATTAAAATTGAAATCAGCTCTCTTTCAATGGACGAACCAACAGAAGAAAGAGATATTCGTTCAATTATAGCAGAATCATTTTCAAATGAAGATTTTACTTCTGCGAAAATACGAATGGTCGTTCCCACACGCACTTTTTTAGAGAAGATATTTCTGTTGTCTGAGGAATTTCAAAAGGAAAGACCAAGAAGTTTTCGTATGAGTCGTCACTTGTATGACATTGAGAAACTAATGGATACAAATTATGGACGAGATGCATTAGCTGACAAAAAACTTTACGAGGCAATAATTGAGCATCGTCGTAAATACTACGCACTAAAGTTTGTGAACTATGACTTACATAGTCCACAAACTATTTCATTTCTTCCTCCAATAGAGTTGATGGATGACTGGAATGAGGATTATATAAAGATGCAACAGGATTTCATCTATGGCGATTCTTTATCCTTTTCTCAGTTGATTTCAAAACTTAATATACTACAAGACCGATTAAGAAACTTATAAGTAAATGGCAATTGCATAAATATTCGATTTGCCATTAAGAAAAAGTAGAAACGCGAATTATTGACAATGGATTTATTTGTTGCTGATAATTCGCTCTAGCTTGATATTGGAAATATTTGCAAAATGTCCAATGTGAAGTTTGACAGAAGCCTTTCTATCGCCACTTAGGGCGATAGGCGTTCTTGAGTGTGTCGTTGTCAAGCTTTTGAGATAGGCTTTCTTGTGGATTTATCGGCTCAGAGTTTGACACTTGATGTGAGGGTGTGGGGCTTTCTCTGACTTGGTGTGATTGCTTTTGCTCAGGGGCATCATCGGTGTCAGAGGGTGTGGCGAGGGAGAGTGCGATTTTGCGGTCAAGCTCGGAGGCCTGGCTCTTTAGGGAGCGAAGCTCCTCCTCTTTCTTCCAAGAACCATTGGCTATCTCCTTGTATGTGGAAATAGAGGCAGTCACCTTTGTAAGTTCCTTCTGATGACTCTCTATGACCTTAGGGATACGCTCTAGAGCATTGACGAAGTTGCGACAAGCAAGCTTCGGATCGGTTGCCAAAGTTCCATTGTTGTAGGTGTAGTAGATATTACCCTCGCCTTTTACGAAAAATCGGTTTTGCGTCAGTGCAAACAGTCCATCCTTAGCAGAGCTCTCCGATTTGACAAGAATTGGGAAACCGTACACCTGCCCAACCTCGCGATATTCATTGCCTGTACGAGCTTTATCAGCTATCTCGTGCAGTCGCTCCGCAATTTGCTTCTCGTCAGTCACACCTTCTACACCCTTTATCACGATGGAATTGAGTGGCAGTCCTGCTTCATCACGCTGAACCACACTGTTGTACTTGCTCCAGTCACTCTCAGCTTGAGCTATTCTACTCTTATGGATATTCGCCTTAAACTCAATCTCTCCAATTGTATTCAGTGCCTGGTCACGCTCCCGATGGAAAGCCTTTCGCTCCGACTCTAAAGCCGTTATCTTCTTCTCTAGTTTCGCCTTCTCCAAAAGATCGGTATTACCGGAAAGTACTGCCACATACTCCGAGAAGTTGAGTCCACTGTCTTCATCCATTGCCCCCTCATCAATCGTTCGGCTACCGAGCGAATTACTCTTAAGCTGATTGATGAAGAGCTGCTTATTGTGCAGTAGATTAAACTTATAGCTATCAAGCGACCGCTCCACAGCATAGATAATCACATCCATCTTGTTATCTGCGTAGAGTTTTGCCACTTCATTACCCTTACGGACGGCACGCCCATTGCGTTGTTCCAAGTCGGAAGGGCGCCAAGGCGTGTCGAGGTGATGCACTGCGACTGCTCGTTGCTGTGCATTCACCCCAGTACCCAGCATCTCAGTAGAACCAAATAGCACTCTAACCTCTCCTCGATTCATCGCTTCTACCATTGCCTTCTTCGCTCGCTCCGTCTTACACTCTTGGATAAATCGCACTTCTGAAGATGGGATACCATAATCCTCCGTCAGTTTTCGCTTAATCTCTGAATAAACCGACCACTCATTGGGCTTGTAAGTTCCTAAGTCAGAAAATACAAACTGAGTCCCTCTCTGCTTGTCAAACTTCTGATAGTAGTCCGAAATCATTCTAGCACAGTGAGAAGCCTTATTGTCAATGTGGTCTGAGTACTCTTGAGAAATCATCCTCATATCAAGGCTCATTTTGCGGGCATAATCGGGAGTTAAGAATTAAGGGAAATAGCGGGATATGCAATGGATGTAACTATTTGAAATAGCATGATTTAGGCTTTCTTGCTATTTTGAGGGTAAGCGAAAACGAGCATAAAACGGCAGGAGTTCCGTTACCAAATCGTAACCCATCGAAGAAAGAGCAAAGAGGGGTTACGAATTGAAGCTAAACAACTGCTCCACAGTTTTTTATTCATCATCTTTCATCGTTCTGCATCGCTCAGAAGCACCTGTTTCACTGTACCTTTGCAAGCAAAGGGAATTGAGAAAAACGACAGAAAAATGAAAGAAAACAAACTGAAAGTATCATTCTTCATTCAGGCAAGACGAACCGACAAGAAAGGACTTGTGCCTATCATCGGGCGCATCTCCGTAGGCAGAACCCATTCGGGGTTCTCCACCAAGTGTAAGACTCCGCTCGCCCTATGGGATAGCCGTAAGCAACGACTCACCGGTAAGAGTGCTATGGCGGTGTCCGTCAATCAGAAACTCGGTGAATGCACCGCACTCATCCACGCACGCTTTCACGAACTCAGTGAAAGAGAAGAATCCTTTACCGCCACCGATGTGAGGGATGCTTATCAGGGGCAAATCCACCGTCAAGCCCTGCTTTTGCAGAGTTTTGAGGAATATCTCAGACAGACAAAGGAACGCATAGGCATTGATAGAGCCTTGAAGACATTCAAGCTCCGTACCTATCAGCTATCCCTGCTCCGTGAGTATCTTCAGAAGAAGCATAAAGTAAGTGACATTCCCCTTTCACAATTAGACAAAGCCTTTATTGAGGGTTTCGAGTACTACCTCTCCATTGACCGAAAACTGAAACGTAGCAGCGTGTCAAGTGCTCTATCCACCTTGAAGAGCATCGTCCGCATGGCGGTGAAGAAAGGCGTGCTGGACTTCTACCCGTTCTTGGGCTACAGTTATGAACGTCCCAAAGGTGAGCCGAGAAGCATCTCACAAGACCAGCTGCAACGCATCATTGACTTGGAGATAGAATGGGAGAACTACCGTATTGTCCGTGATTTGTTCGTATTCTCCTGCTTTTCAGGCTTGGCAATCTCAGACGTGCGCAATCTCAGAGAAGAAAACATTGTCTTGGAAGAAGGTGAACTCTGCATCAAGGGCAAGCGAATGAAAACCAAGACCCCGTATCGTGTACAGGTGCTTCCACCTGCTTGGGCGATAATGGAGCGGTACAGAGGTAAGCGTGCTGGTTTTGTCTTTGAAGTGCCGACTAACGACATCATCCACAACGGCATGCACTACATACAGAGAAATATCGGTATGGAAAGCCCGCTAACCTTTCACATGGCTCGCCACACCTTTGCATCGCTCATCACGCTCTCAGCAGGAGTGCCTATTGAAACGGTGAGCCAGATGCTCGGACACACCAACCTGAGAACAACACAAGTATATGCTGCCGTTTCCTCCGAGAGAATCCATCGAGAGATGCAAAATGTGCAGCAACGCATACAAGATACATTCACCTTGAAGCTTTGATATTATGGCACGAAGTACATTCAAAACACTATTCTATATCAATCGGTCCAAAGAAAAGAAGAACGGCAAATGTCCGATTATGGGACGCATCACTATAGACGGAAAGCAGGTGCAATACAGCACGGGCAAGGAGATTGCTCCCGAACTTTGGGATAGTCGTAAGGGAAGATGCAAGGGAACGGGCGAAGAGATAAAGGAAATCAACCGCTATCTCCAAGCCAAAGAGGAACAAGCCAAAGCGAAGTATCAAGAATTAGTATGGCAGCGTGGCTATATCACAGCCGAGCTACTGAAATGTGAACTCATGGAAGAAGACAAACCTAAAGGTTTTCTTTTGGAAGAAGCACATCTCTTCATTGAGGATAAACGTCCCTGTGTGGGGGTAACGATTGCCAAGCCGACCTTTGCCAATTACATCTATGCCACACAACTCATAGAGGCTTATCTGCGTGAACGATTGGGACTGGAGGATATTCGCTACTCATTGTTGGACTACGGCTTTATCGAGGGGATGGACTTCTATCTCAAATCAGAGCGCAACCTTTCCCTTGCCACTATTCAGATTGTGGTCATCTTCCTAAGAAAGCTTATCGGCATAGGTCAGCAGAAGAAGTATATCCGCATTGACCCCTTTGTGGACTACAAAGCGGAACTGCCACACCGCACACGCAGGTATCTTACAACGGAAGAACTGCAGCGTGTACTGCATACACCCATCATTGACAGACAGTTCGAGCGTGTACGACAGCTCTTCCTTTTCTGCGTCTTTACAGGACTGGCACGTGTGGATATGCAACGGCTCAGGCTAAAGCATATCATCCGTAATGCAGACGGCACGGAGGAAATCCGTATCAAAAGGCAGAAAACGGACGTAGAAGCAATTATTCCACTCCTACCTATTGCCAAGCAAATCCTTTCGCTCTATATCAAAGACAAGAAATCGGACGACTTGATATTCCCTAACCTAACCACCCGCAAGGCGTCTTTAGCTTGTGTGAACATTGGTCAGATATGCCGAATAGAGAAAGGCTTGACCTTTCACATGGCTCGTCACACATTCTCGACAACAATTTGCCTATCCAACGGGATCTCAATGGAAACGCTCAGCAAGATGCTCGGACACAGCAATATTGGAACAACACAAATCTACGGAAAGATAACCGATCACAAGATACAAGAGGATATGACTGCACTCACTGACAGAGAGCATTCTGCCTTTGAGGGTTATTGTGAGTCAATAGCACAGCAAGATAAAACGCAATCTGAACCTTTATAGGTGAACTTTCCTCAAAGACCTGAAGCCATATTCGGTCGGGCAAAGGTATGGCGGTTGCCTTGATTGCTTGCAAGGTCAAGTCCTGCGGATGGTGTGAAAAATCTCCACCGCAGGGCTTTTCTCTGTACTTTGGGACTATCATACTTGCAAAAACTCGATTGTTAGTGCGGTCGTATTTTTCGCTCCAACCTTGCAGCAATAGGCTAACCGCCAAAAGAATAAGCCCGAACGAATACGGCATACTCAGGCTCTTTGGACGCAAGAAGCGACAAAACAAATACTCCATCAATCACATAAGCTAAAGAGTGTGCTCTCGTTCTGTTAATTGAGAGCGAACCCCCTCATTCGGTAGGTGTATCATTTGAACGATCAAGATATCGAACGATTGAGATGTCAAAGCAATCGAACACTCGAGAGTGACCTGATTTTATTTTCGCTAGTACGGAACGAACCAGCACCTCATCTCATTACCGCAATAGCCTAGACTTTTATGTTCGCCATTTCCCTTGTGTCCTAACTATTTCCGTATTCTTCCTGACTCTTTCTTTTTCTGCTTTAGAGGGGTTACTTTTGCATCCAACAAGAAGGGCAATCGACAGAAAAGCTGCTCGTTTGCCTAGTATGAATAACGTAATCAACAACAATGCAATGAAACTTATCATCATCGACCGCAAGGCATGGGAGCAGCACTGCTCCTCCTTTGCAGATTTCATCCATCGTATTGAACGGCTTATCGGGTGTCCTCCCGAAACGGAGGAATGGCTCGACAATGAAGCCGTATGCCGTAGGCTTGGTATTAGCAAGCGCACTCTGCAACACTATCGGGATACGGGTAAAATCCCGTTCTCTATGATTGGGCATAAATGCTATTACAAAGAGAGCGACATCACTGAGATACTAAATGCAAAGAAAGACTGAACCCAAGCACCTAATGAACTATGTCAGAGAACGAAATCATTACACAACAAGACCCGCAAATGCAGATGTTTGCACAACTTATGGAGAGCGTCTTGAAGAAGCTGGAGCGTTATTGTGCTACTGCACGTCCTATGTTGGGCGGAGAGGTTTACCTTACAAGTGAGGAAGTCTGCAAACTGTTACGTCTGAGTAGTCGCACGCTCCAAGAGTACCGAGACAGTGGAACAATAGCTTATCACAAAATCGGAGGCAAGATACTCTACAAACAGAGCGATATACAAGCGATGCTTGAAAGGTGCTATAATCCTATATATAAGATAAATAAGTAATTGAACAGCGGGGTAAAAGAAGTGAGTTGAGATATGGTTTAGCGGATACTCATTTGAACTCGGGAACGCTGACGTCAAGAGCATACAATCTCTCGGAGAGTGTCAATTCTTCCATCGGTGTGCGTGCTTTTGTTCCTCTTTGGGGATTGTTGACTTCATCGGTGCGTTTTCAGCGTTTAATCTGAACTTACAATTACCTACGGTCAAATGAGTAAGCCATAGGGAATTTCGGTTAAGAGTTGGGTAAGTCAAGATTTGGTATGGTCAAGAAGTGGATTTTAAGTCAAAATTGACCAAAGTCAAAACTGAGTCAAGTCAAAACTGAGTTAAGTCAAAATTGAGTTAAGTCAAAATTGAGTTAAGTCAAAACTGAGTTAAGTCTTAACCTGACTCAAAACTTAGCTCCGAAAGTCAAAAGCTAATTCCTAATCTGAAGCAGATGCGTGGCATCAATTCTTGATATTGGCAAGGTGTGTCTTTGTAACACAAACCGCAGTTTGTAACACAAAGACCCTTGCCCCGAAGGGGAGATGAATTACTCCAAAGTCGTAATTAACAGAAGAAACAACAGATGAACGAGCAGACAGAAAGAGATCGTAAGCGAAAAGAGCTGAATAAGCCTCGCTGGGACAACTGGCACGTACGCTTGCCTGACCCGAAAGACCAGCAACGGGCGATTGAGTTGTTCCATAAGTCAGGGGCGGAAACGAAGTCCGACTTTGTGCGGGCAAGGATATTGGGGGAGCATTTCAAGGTGATAACGGTAGATAAGTCTGCTGTGGAGTACTATCGTAAACTCTCCGAATTGACTGCCCAGATACATAAGATAGGTGTGCTGTATAATCAAGCTGTACGTGCCATCAACAGCTATCATAGCGTGAAGACTGCTCAGATACTGCTTGAGAAGCTGGAGCAACTATCAGCTCAGATCATTGCATTACAGGAGCAGGCTATCTCTCTGACCATTGATTACCGCAAGTAATGATTGCTAAGATTTCAGCAACGGAGAACCTCGGGGGTGCGCTCGGCTACAACTTCAAGAAGGTGAATAAGAAAGAAGCTGGTTTCTATCATAAGTACTAAGAATAGTATTAGTTAACTTTTTCAAAGGTACTAAAGATAGAGCCAGCTTCTTTCTTATCCCGCTGTTAGGTATCACACAAAATCTCGGATGAACCTATTTTTTTATTGCCAAGTTCTAATGCTTCTATCTCCTGCCATTCATAGAGGCTATTATATGCCATACATCCGATAAGAATGGAGATAAGTATATATCCCAACCGTATTGCCTTATAGAAATTTCCTGACCGCTCCATTATTTTAATGACATTGATTTTTGGAACATGAATAAAAGTTTATCTTTTTCGTTCATGCGGATATTATCAGAATAACCGTCTTTTGTTATTTGATACCCACATGGCTTAACCATAAAAATGCCTAAGCCCTTAGTGTACGAACTTACTTCTGAGGCATAGTCTTTACTTGTATTTAATGGAACTTTCCCTTTAATATGACACCACTCATTATTACAACTGATGTCTTCAATCTCAGACATCAGTTTTTGCAAATCTGTAATAGCTTTGGAACTCGCTACTTGGGGTATCTGCAACTCAAAACAGAGCATCGGTTCGAGAATGTCCACACCTGACTGTTGCAAAGCCAGCCTGAAGACATAAGGGGTCAGCTGTCTGAAATCAGCAGGTGTACTTACCGGGCTATAATACTCGGCTTGAGTAAAAGTTACTTTCAGATCTGTCACTTCCCATCCATGTAAACCAGATTGGCAAGACATACGAATCCCTTCAAAAACGGCATTTTGAAAAGAATGGTTCAGATAACCATAGGAGATGTCACTTTCGATTTGCAACCCTGCCCCTAACGGTAAGGGTTCAAGAGTCAGCCCTATTGTGGCCCAGTAAGGGTTGGGTGGTACTTCGATCTGAATAATCTTATTGACCTTTTTTATAGGTCGTTCTTTGTAGATAGTCTTGATCTCATCAAAATGGACCTTTACGGAAAATCGTTCTTCCAGCAATGTCTGTATGATTTCCTTTTGGGTCAAACCATATAACGAGATTTCCAATTCATCACTATATGAGTTTATGGAAAAGGACAAAGACGGGTCTTCAATCCACAATGTATTCAGAGCGGATATCACCTTGCTTCTCTCTTCGGGCTTATTTGGCCGGACGGAGGATTTGAGAGCGGGATGCTGATGAGATAATCCTTGAATCAAACAAGGTTTAGCACCTAAATAATCTCCGATTCGAAAATCTTCTATATCTTCTACAATCGCGATATCATTGGCACCCACTTCATCAACATTTATCTCTCTGCCCTGATAAATAGTCTTTAGATTTTTAATCTTGATGAATTTTTCCGAATCGTTGATTCTTACAACGTCTCGAAGTCTCAGACTTCCGTCAATTATTTTAAGAAAACTTCTTTTATGCCCTTTGGGGTCATGCTCTATCTTATAGAGATAAGCTGAAAGTCTGTTTGAGACTGATGCCGGAGGAAGTATAAAAGAAGAAATGGCGTCCAACAACTCATTGATACCGATATTGAACATTGCTGATCCATGTAGCACCGGATAGACTTTGGCTTTTGCCACAAGAGCGATTATCGTATTCCAATAATCAGCCGGTGAAATTTCGCTATCCGCCAAATATCGTTCTAATATATCGTCGTCATGGTTGCATACAAATTCTTTGTATTCTTCCTTTATATATGTTTGGGAGCAAACCGGATAAACCGATCCATCGACAACAGTTTGCATAAACAGGACATCTTGCGACAGATTTGTTTTTATATCCATATACAAACGCTCCAAATTCACACCGGCACGGTCAATCTTATTGATAAATATAATTGTCGGGATTTGCAGCTTTTGTAAAGTACTGAACAGCAACTTTGTCTGCGCTTGTATGCCTTCCTTTGCGGATAAGATGAGGACTGCTCCATCAAGCATTTTGAATGTCCGCTCCACTTCCGCAATAAAATCCATGTGTCCCGGAGTGTCAATGATATTGCATTTCACTCCATTCCAGATAATAGATGTCGTAGAAGCCCGGACAGTAATTCCTCTACGTTTCTCTATATCCATAGAGTCCGTTATGGTGTCACCATTATCCACACGGCCGCACTTTTCCGTTGCTCCACTGGCAAACAGCAGATTCTCGGTTACGGAAGTTTTTCCTGCATCAATGTGAGCAAGAATTCCTAAATTTATAATATTCATTTGGATTAAGCAATAATATACTACAGTAGATGCATTGTCGAAACGCACCTTTTAATACCTCCTCGTAGCATATGAGAACTACAGGATTACTAACTCGTATTAATATGTATATTATTACTGCCGCATAACGATTACAAAATTACACAAAAAAATATATCTAACAAAAGTGGGAGGATTTTTTAACTTTCGCACATTCCAGTGTCAAGTGCAACACAGTTACAAATGTAGGAAAAAAACTTCATAGGGAGTTTTATAGCCTAGTTTTTTTCGAGGTCGCACATTCCAGTGTCAAGTGCAACACAGTTACAAATGTAGGGAAAAAACTTCGTAGGGAGTTAGCTCATTCCATTTAAATCTTTTGACCCACCTCTGGAACTACCTCCAAGGGAGGGTACTTTTGTACGCTTCGTTTTGCGCTTACTACTGGAAATCGCACTTGACGTTCATAGTTTTACCCTTTTTATGCAGTGAAATTTGAATCTATGAACTCGAAATCTAGCATACCATCTTGAGTAGATTTTATATCTTTGCAGATATTAAATAGAGAGTTCTTTGAAGCACTGCAGAATGAAGATAGGAAAAGAAACTTGCTCGTTTCCAACTCGTAACCCTTTTGCCCTACACTCTTTCCTGCTCTATTGATTATCTGAAAGATACAAGTTTCTTGAACCTTTTGCGGGCATAGTCTGTGGCGATGAGCATCTTTGCCTTTTCCTCACTCTCACTCAGCGGTGCACGCCCCAAGAGTTCCGCATTACCCGTCTTGGCAAACTCCATCAGTTTGCCAATAAACTCTTCCTGCTCGGGTATGGGCGGTATGTTGTGGAGTATTTCGTTCTTCTCGGGTCGGTCGATACCGATGTCCTTGGCTGTGCGAAAGTCGCAAATCTCCGCATAGAAGGAGGCAAGCTCTGGCACCTTGATAAACGTCCTAAAGCGTTCCTTTTGGATGATTTCATTGGTGACTGAGAACTCGTAGTCGGTGGACTTCTTGGCGAATACGGCAGCCCAAGCATCAAAGGTATTGATGCCTTGCTTCTCCAAAGCTTGTGGACGTAGATACTTGAACAAGAGATACAGTTCGGTCAGAGAGTTACTGATGGTTGTTCCTGAAAGAAACGTTGCCCCCAAGTCTTTGCCTGACCGCTCCTGAATAGTGCGTAATGCAAAGAGCATATTGAGTGCTCTTTGTGAACCATCTGGATTACCTAAGCCACTTACCCGACTGTGACGGGTGTTAAAGAGTAGATTCTTAAAGCGATGACTCTCATCCACAAAGAGGTGGTCAATACCCATCAGCTTAAAATCCACTGCGTCATCCTTACGCTCTGTAAGGTCATCAGCAATGGTCTTCAGTTTGACCTCCAAGTTTTCCTTTCGCTTCTCCAACCCCCGTAACATACTGCGAGATACCTCCACCCCTTGTTGCCTAAGCACCTCAAGGTTTTCTTCTACCGAGTCTAACTCTTTTTGAAGGATAGCCTCCTGCACCTCCAAGGATTGAGGTATCATTCCAAACTGCTCGTGTGTCAAGATGATACAGTCCCAGTCATTATTCTTGATGTCGTTGAAGATGCGTTGGCGGTTCTGCTTCGTAAAGTCATTCTTCCCAGGATAAAGCACCTTGGCATTGGGGTATGCCTTGCGAAAGGTATCTGCAATGTCAAAGACATTTGCCTTCAGTCCGATAATCATCGGCTTATTAGCCAATCCTAGTCTCTTCATTTCATAAGCAGCTACGCACATAATGAGCGTCTTGCCAGCTCCCACCTCGTGGTCGCAGATACCTCCACCATTTGTTTTCAGCATCCAGACCGCATCCTTTTGGCTCTTATAGAGTGCAGGGATACCCAGTCCTTTTAGGTCAAGATGAGGAAAAGTCTGATGTGTACCATCAAAGTCGGGACGGACAAAGCAATTGAACAGCTTATTGTACCGCTCAGCCATCTGTTCCTTAAAGGTCTCAGGCTGTCTTCCTAACCAATCGACAAAGCCTTGCCGTATCTCCTCAATCTTGGAGTTGGCTTGCTGAATCTTCTCCCCATCCCTTACCTTAATCGTCTTCATCATACCCGACACTGGGTCTGGCACCTCCTTACTCTTATTGATTTCGGGGATGGTGTTCTGCAGAGCATGTCCTAATAGCTTGATACCATCATACCGCCTAAACTCTCCCTGCACCGCATACTTGTTCCATATATTGGCATTCTTACGCTCACACTGTACAG